TAAGGTTGAATTTAAAACCTCTTTAATGCTTCTTAGTGTTTGCTCTTCTGATTCATCTACGTAAGAAAAGAACCCTTCTACACTAAATCCTCTAAACTTCCCTTCCTTAATTAAACTCCAAACCTTATCATTCTCTACTTTCATAGAACCCCACCAAGAACCGTCAGGAGCATCTTCAAAACCATTAGGAGGATTAACACCCCTATCTCTATCAATTAGTAAAGATTCAAAAATAAACACGTCAGAAAGTTTCAAGTTTTCATCGTGCATTAGATTAGTGTTTGCATTAAACCCATTAGCCATGAATTTAAAAACTATGTCTTTAATTACTCCTGCTCTGAATATTACGTTATGCTCTCCTAATTGGTCGTTGTTTCTGTAAATAGGTTTATCTGCTATCATAAAGTAGCCGCTTACTATTCTCTTTTCTTCATCCTCTATTTTAAAGGTTTGCTTTGCTTCTTTGAAAGCCTGCCAGTCAGATTCTATTGCAGGTCTATCTACTAATGCTATGTAGTCTACGCCACCTTTTGCATCGTCTTTATTAATTGCTAATTCGTAAGTTTCCATTATTTATTATATTGTGGCTTGCGCTTCATTTACGCTTACCTTGTTTTGTGTATTACTTATGTCTTGTTCTGTTACATAAACCTTTGTGCTTTCTCCTGTAGTTGTAGTAGTGTTAGTTACTGGTCTTACATCTGCTCCACCTGCTCCGCTTGCTGTGTTACCTAAACTACTAGGCACAGAACCACCTCCACTACCCTCGAATTTAGTACGTGCTATTTTAGTTATGTTGGCTAGTGCTGTTGCTCCTGCTAAACCTGCTGCAATACTTTTTATTACTAACCCTCCTGGCGTTCCTGCAAACGTACTTAATACTGCTTGCACTCCGTTAACCGTTGCCATTGCTAACTGTAACGCTTTATCTCTTGCAAACGCTTTCTTTCTTATTTCGTTTTGTTTTGCTTCATTACCTTCTGCACCTGCTAACTGCGCTTCTAATGCTGCGTTATTTAAAGCGGTTAATGATCCGATTAAGTTAGCAGCGTTATTAATATCTTCTTCCTGCTTCTTTCTTTTCTCTTCTCTTAACAAGTCCTCTGCTGCTTGTTGCTCTAAAGCGGTTTTTTGAATTAAAGCCATGTAGTCTAAATAACTGCTTTTCTCTTCCTCAATTAATTCAATGTTACTAACCTTTCTTTTCTCTGCGTGCTTTATTATTATCTTATCAATTTCCTCTTGCTCTTTCTCTAATCGTTTCTTTTCTTCCTCTGCTGCTTTTGCTCTTTCCTTTGCAGATTCAGCACTGGCTTGTTTAATCTTATCGCTCTTTATTTTAGCCTGCTTGATGTCAAATATTTCTAATTGTTGGTTAAGGCTTTCTAAGTTTTTAACTAATCCTAACTGCTCTTCTTCAATTTCTTTTAACCTATCCTTTGCGACTTGACTAACAACGCCACCCATCTTGGATATTATTTTAATCTCCTTTATCCTTGCTTCATTCTTTAACTCACTTAATTCTATTTCTTTTTTAGCAGACTTAATTAATACTTCTAACTTACTTCTCTCTAGTCCTGCTGTATCTTCTCCTGCTGCTTGTCGTTTGGCTATCTCAAAATCTAAAGCACTTGTTATCTCTTCTGTGAGTTTCTTATTGGCTTCAATCTCAGCATTAATTAAGGCTAACTTCTCCGCTGCTATTTTCTTTTGTTTTGCTACTGCTTCGCTTTGTCTTGCTGCTCTTGCTTTCTCTTCATCACTTTCTACTAATCCTAACCATTGTAAAGCATCTACTACTACATCTATAGACGGCTTAAAACTTTCATAAATAGAATTAGCCACTGACATAATAGCTTTTTTAACATCGTCAAAGAACACGATCAATAAAGTAATACCTGTTATTATTGCTGCTATTGGTAAAAGGTTTAACGCTGCACCAAAGAAAGTAGTTGCTGTAGTTGCTCCTGCTGTTGCTGCTGTGTCTGCTGTAGTTGCTGCTGTCTTACCAAATAATCCTGCAATGTTTTGTCTAAGTGAATTTAAACTAAGTTTATCAATTACTAACTTTGCTTTTTCTGCTGCACTTTGTACTATAGTAGAATTGGTTAAAAGTTTACGTGCTGAACTTACGCCCTCGATAGCACCTTTCAAGCCCATAGATAAGCCCATAGCCATCTCTATATTTTTGGCTACTTCCTGTAGTGTTTCGCTATCGTCACCCATTAAGATAAACGCAGCAGAAACATCACCTACAGCACCTGCCACGCTACCTAGTTCTCCTGCTACTTGCTCGTTGTCAAGGGATTCAAAAGATAATTCTAAGTTCTTAACCTCTCTTCCAGTAGTTGCAATCTGCTTAGATAGTTCTTTAAACTCCTTTGAGTTAGCAGGAACGGCTTTTATCTGCTTATTTAAATCTTCTAATTCTTCTTCTAAAGCACCTAGTGAACCTACTGCATTTTTAGTGTCTACACTAACCTTTAAATTTACTTCCTTATCTGCCATTATCTTTGTTCTATTATAAATTCAGAATCTAATTCTGCGGTTACATTGGATGTACTTGTGGTGTTTGCTACTTGAATTTTAACATAGTCATTAGTGTTTAGTATAACGGTATCTACGAAGTTAAAAAAAGCAACATCTCTTCCGCCTTGTAGGTTGTTAACCACTCTAATGGTTGATTTATAATCTACAAATACACTTGCGCTATTATCCCAAACTACTATTTTTAACTCTATTTCATCATTTGCTCCACTGTCTATTATTCCATAAAATGTAACCTTATACTCTACAGGTGTGTCTCCTAAATGTCTTAATCTTCCGTTGTCAGGTGCATCAAAATGTTCTAAACTTGAAGCCGTATATGTTCCCGCCAAATCTACAAAAGTACCTACTGTTGAAATAGTAGTTTGTACCTCTGTAGTGATAGACGTATAACCTCCTTCAAAAGTGTTTGCAATTCCTTTGTTGCCGACAAAACTACTGGCTAAATCACCTTTTGTTAAGTTCGGAATTATATTAGCGTCAACTGAATCAAATACTCCGTTTCTTGATACTATAGCATCGTGAATTTGAACTGTTGAGGGATTTAAAAAATTAGTGTTTCTAAAATCAATAAAAGAAGCATTAGCAGGAAGGTCTACATTTTGGTTAGTTCTAAATCTTGAAGCCATAGTAAAAGAAGTCCCCTCTTCATATATTGAGTAAACACCATCTGTTAACCCTCTTATTATTGAAGTTTCTGTAAAATATCCACCCGACCAAGTTCCCGAAAGTATTAAGTTAGGAGTACCTCCAAATCGCCCAGTTCCACTTTCTAAGCCTTGTCTGTATCCGTTTAACTCTCCTAATGAAGTACAGTTATTGAAGTTTATTCTCGCTATCTCAAAAGCGTTAAATCCGCTTCCGTTTGTTAAGTCTAAAACTTTAGACGAAGTGCCGTCTACTTCTATTTTAAAATCAGAAAAAAGAACATCTCCCGCATTAGCACCCGTAAACATTGTGTAACTGTTTTCGCTAGATGTTAAACCGCTGACATTAAAGTCATATCCTTTGATATTTATTCCACCACTAGGAACGGTTATTTCTGTTGCGCCCATGTCAATAATTCCATCAATAAAATATTCTTTAGTACTGTCTATTGTACCGCCTAAAGTAGTGTCTTTATTTGCTTGAGTTACTATAACTCTATTTTCTAGCATTAGCCCAGAACTATAAACCGTATCACCTCCGCTACTATCTCTCTTAGTTAGCAGGTTTGAGTTATTGCTGTCTAAAAATATATAAAAATTATCAGGAGATGGATTTCCTATTGTAGTACCGTCTGCTGTACTTAAATCTATTATTGCCATTATCTTATAATTAAATGTCCGTTAATATCTAAAGTTCCTAAAATAGTTAATCTATTAAAGTTTACCATTTGTTTATTTTCTGTTATTGTGAATGTTTCGTCTGTATCAATTAAGTTGAATCCGCTATGGTGGTCTGTTAATCCTCCGCTTACATTTACACCATCAATATAAGTAACATCATCTTCCTCAATAGTTAAACCATCACTATTAATTAAAGTAACATTACTACCAAATACTGTATTATTATTTGAGTTAATTAAAGTAACATTCTTTAAATAAGAGTTAACTAAGTTGTTATCTCCTGTGATATTTATATTCTTACTTGAATAATCTACCCTATTATTCTTACCACCTATTAAACCGCTTTTAACATTGCTTATATTTTCGTTTCTAGGTGCTACATAATTTAATTTAGGTAGCGTTTCCTCTGTTTGTACTCCATTGTCTAAAGCATCTCCTAACACAGCATTACCACCGTTAACAAAACCTATAAGCGGTGTGAATGGATTAACATTAATAACCTTTAGAAAGTAACACTTAGTTAGTCTCTTATTTGGATCATAATTTTCTATCTTATAAAGTCTAAAGTAACTGTTCTTAAAAAAGTATAAATTACGAAATGATAAACCTGCAATATCTGACGGCTTCAAATAAAACATACCACTCACTAATTTACTATCTCTATTTGCTATTTGTTGCAGTCTAGGTAAATGATATTTATTAAATAGGTTATCTGTAGTTACGTTAATATCATCATAGGTATTGTCGTAATATAACTGCTTAGTTAATCCGAAGTTAATATCTAAAGTCGGGTTATAAGGGTCATCAAAATTACCAGAGTAAGGATAAGAACTATAACTAGTTGAAGTTCCAAATGTGCTTGTCAAATCCCAAGCCGTTGTAGTTGTTTTTAAGCCACCGTAATAAAGTATTCTTATGTTATGTGCTGTAGTGTTGTAGTTGTTTACATCGTCCTTTATAATCGTAGGTACAATTATATCTACATCACTTTGCCCTACTATTGGAGTAGGTGAGAAAATAACCTCTGTTTTAGTTATCTTCTTTACAAAGTCATTATCTATTAAACCGCTTCTTTGACCGTATGTTTCATTATGCTCTCCTAAATAGTCTGCATTGTAATAGTCTTTATCATCTTTGTAAGTATAAAGATATTCTGCTGCTTCTAACAAGCCCATAGGCTCTAAGATTAAATCATTATTGTTATCTATCTTATGCTGCCAATCTTTTGCAGTAGTTGTATAGAAGTCATCAAACGGCTCAATGATATAGTTGTTAGGGTCTGCACTATCTGGCTCAATTTCTAAACCGTACATATTAAATATGCTAGTTAAAAAATCTCTTTGCTTTATGTCTTTAGGAATGATAGAATAAATATCTACTGTACCTGTCTCTAATACTTCGTT